GGTAAGCGCTCTATCGGATTACAACTTTTAGACTTAGTGATGGAAGCTGACCCAAACATTTATATTAAAATCATAAAGGAGAATAGGTAATGCCGGGAGAAAACGAAAACACAAATGAAAACACAAATGAAAATGAGAATAAGCCAGATCCAACACAATGGCGAACCGATTTAGGTGATCTTGGGAACCACGAGCGAGTTAAAAGTTTTGCTACAGTAAAAGATCTAGCTCAGGCACACGCCGATATTGTTGAGCATAAAGGTCGAACACTGCCGGAAAACGTTGAAGGGTATAAACTCCCAGAGGGTATCAAGATCAAAGGCTTACGAACGATGGCCCATGCAAATAAATTTTCACAGGAGAACTTAGATTCAATCCTTAAGTTTAACGGCGAAGCATCTAAAGCAATGATGGACAGCCATAATACTGCAACAAAAGAACGTGCAGATAAACTTAAAGAAACCTGGGGAGAGTCGTTCGATGGAAATGTGTCATTAGCTAAAAGGGCTATTAAACATTTTGATCCTGATGGCGATATGACAAAGTACCTTGAAACTACTAAAGCTGGTGATGATGCACGCGTAATATCTTTTATGCATAAAATCGGATCTTTGCTTAATGAAGACGGGTATCTGAAATCAGAGGATAATACGCAGGGTGATAAAAAAAGTTTAGCTGAGCGTATGTTTCCAAATCATAAACCGTAAATAAAAAGGAGAGTAATCTCATGCCGGACATTAACCGTCCCACATTAGCAGATCATGCAAAACGCATGGATCCCGATGGTAGTATTGCAGCTATCGTCGAGATCATGAATGAAACAAATGAAATACTTACTGATGCTGTTTGGGTGGAAGGAAATCTACCCACAGGTCATCGTACAACTGTCAGGACTGATGTCCCACGAGCCACCTGGCGTAAACTCAATTTTGGTGTACAGAATACCAAATCCAAAACTCAGCAGGTCACTGACACAATCGGTATGCTTGAAACTTATGCTGAAGTTGATAAGGACCTTGCAGATCTTAATGGCAATACTGCGGCTTTCAGGCTGTCTGAAGACCGTCCGCATATTGAAGGTATGAATCAGGATCTTGCAACCACCATTATATATGGCGATACAGCAATATATCCCGAACGTTTTCTTGGTCTAGCTCCTCGCTATGACGCACTCGGTAACCCTGATAAACCCGGTTTTAATTATATGAATCAGGTTATTGGTGCGGGTGGTACAGCAGCAGGTGAGCAGACTTCTGTTTGGTTGGTCGTGTGGGGCGAGAATACCGTTCACATGATCTTTCCCAAAGGATCAAAAGCCGGCCTCTTAAATGAGGATCTTGGACAGAAGACTCTGTTCGATTCAGCGGGTGGAAAGTTTGAAGGGTATCGCTCCCACTACCAGCAGAAACCCGGTATGTGTGTAAGGGACTGGAGATACATTGTTCGTATTGCCAATGTTCATGCAATCGATCCTCAGACAGAATTTGATTACAAAAATATGATTCAGGCTTTTAATACCATTCCGTCCATGGGTATGGGTAACGCTGTTTTCTATTGTAATCGTACTGTCAAAACTCAGATTGATATTGCTGCTGCTGAAAAAACCAATGCGGCTCTTAAAATCGGAGAAGAATTTGGTAAGCCAGTTACATCTTTCTGGGGCGTTCCAATTCGTCAGGTTGATGCGATCCTTAATACTGAAGATCCACTCACCTAATAACTGCTTATCCTTAACCGGATAATTTGGAGGCAATAATGCTTTTTGATAAAAGTCTCATGTTTTATGACGGAAATGCTACTTCAGAAGATTCCGTGATAGTTGACATGGGAATTCCTAACGTCGGTAAAGGCGAGGAATTACTTTGGGGAGTTATAGGGAATGGAGTTACTGCAGGTACTGTAGTAACTCTTGAACATTCTCTTACAACTACTCCAGGAGATTTTGCCAAAATAGTTGATCTGGTAGTATTACCAGAAGCAATTAACTTTGGCGTTTTCTTTGGTATTCCCTCACACTGCAATCGGTATCTCAGAATTACGTCAACCGATATGGCAGGCGGAACTTTAACAGCAGGCATTGTAAAAGATGCCCAGCTTAATTTATAGGAGGCATAAATGTTATTTGATAAAAGTCTTATGTACTCCGAAGCCCAGGATATTTCTGGCGGAGCAGACAGTGAAGAGGTTGATACTGGCAGAAGTTCTGGAGTTGGTCAGCCGTTAAAGATGTACGCAAGCGGTACCGGAGTAACTGGTACTGATCCTGCGAGTATTAATGTTCAGCATTCTGAATACGGTTCAGGAATATGGGCAACCATAGCGACGATATACGGTCCTCCTGCAGCTTTGAATGAAGGCATTTCTGCTTTAATGGCCCTTCGTCATGCGCCAAGAACCAGACTTCAGTATGGTTCTGAGTTTAGCGCAGGTATTGTAACAGCAGGTATTGTTCTGGATGCTCAGTCCAATATGTAAACTTAATATGGGAGAGTAGTAATACTCTCCCTATTTTGGAGAAAATAATATGAAATGTATTTGCGTGATTGAATGCTTAGCAACTCAGGAAAATCCTGATGGAACAAAGAAAAGAGTCCATTATATGCCTGACCAAATAGGGTCTTTTAAAAAATGCCCAAAGCACTTTCTGCCTCTTGAGGACTTTGAAGTAGACTTTACAGATGTTTCTTATGAGGCCCTTATAGCCTCAAAAAACTGGAAACCCCCTGAAGCTGCAGAGTATATTGAAAGCCTTGGTGGAACAATGACTGCGACAAGTAAAGACGCCATTGCCCGACAGGTTGTTGAAATAAGGAATGCTCAGGTAGATATTCCTCAATAGGAGAATGTAATGCCAAGTGACGTAGAAATCTGTAATATAGCTCTTGCACGATTAGGAGCAGAATCTATTCGAGCCTTTGATGAAAATCATAAGAATGCTCGTTTATGCCAGACTAATTATGAGCATGTCCGTAATGTTATTATGGAAGGCCATGATTGGAATTTCGCAGCAGATTATGTTCCATTAGCTCTTTTGGCAGGAGAAGCCCATCCAAGGTTTTCTATAGTCTACGCATTACCTTCAGGATGTCTGTATCCAAAAGATCTTTTGGACCAGGCTGGTTCAATATCTTCTAGGACTCAGTGGGAGATGTATAGTAATAAGATAGCAACAAATCTCGAGAATGCTTGGCTCAGGTTTACTAAGTTGGAAATAGCAACTGGTTTTTTCCCGCATCATTTTGTAGAAGCTATCGTATCTCAGATGGCAGCTGATCTAGCTCCTGCAGTAGTTCAGGATAAAAAACTATACAAAGACCTTCTCGGCGTTGCTATTGCTCGCTTAACTACAGCTCAAGCTAAAGATGCTGAAGTCGGAGTTGATTATAGAACCCGGGATGAAAGTCCTGATAAAGATACTTTTGTATACCCTCCAGGACAAACTCCGACTGAAGAAGAATGGGGGGCTAGTTAATGTCTATTTTTCGACTTAAAAGAAGTTTTACAGCTGGTGAGCTATCCCCTTTAATGTATGCTGCTGTAGATCTAGAAAGGTTTAAACATGGCTGTAAAACCCTTTTAAATGCTTATGCAAAACCACAAGGTCCTGCTGTTAGAAGATCAGGAACTTATTTTGTTGCAGATATAACAGACCTTACCTCTGTTGGCGATATTATCTCTTATCGTATGGTAGATTTTATTTTTAGTGAATTACAGGCTTATGTACTTATATTTATTGGCGGGTTATTAAAAACTGAAGTTTTCTTTGCTTCTGGGGACGGCCTTATTGAAGACCCTTTAATCCCTGGAGAGCCCTACGTTTTAGAAATTGACCATACAACTTTTGATTTTGATGCAAATACTTTTGACTATGCTCAATATAAAGATGTATTATTTATCGCTCAGGGTAGTCAAGCTCCTCTTCAGATAGCAAGACTTGACCATGATGACTGGACGGTGTCAGAAGTAGTTTTTGTTGACCCCCCAACTGGTTGGACAGGTCCTGATGACTGGCCTCAAAAAGTTTCTTTTTATGAACAAAGAGCAGTCTGGGCTCGTACAGTAACTCAACCTCAAACTATATGGTTTTCAAAAACAGGAAGTTTCTTTGACTTTGGAATATCTTCTCCCTTAGAAGATACTGATGCTATTGAAGCAACAATTGCTTCAGGTAGGCATAACCAAATCCAATGGATTAAAACAGGAAGTATGCTTGCAGTAGGAACAACAGGGGATGAATGGACTGTAGGAGGTACGGCTTATGAACCGTTATCTTATAGGACTATTTCTATAAAAAGACAGTCTGCTCAAGGTGGAGAGGCCCTTAGACCCCTTGCAGTAGGACCTGCAATCTTATACTTAGAACGCTTGGGAAGAGTTGTTAATGAATTTATGTATAGTAGTGACCTTGGAGGTTATGGGTCTTCCGATTTATCGATACTATCACCACACCTTACAGAAGAGTATAGTATTGTTAGATGGGCATATCAACAGACTCCAAGTAGTCTTGTATGGGGAATACGCTCTGACGGGTGTTTATTAGCTCTTACTTATCAAAGAGAGCATAAAATTATCGGTTGGTCTTTCAACTCAACTGCTGGTGACTTTTTAGATGTACAAAGTATTCCAAATCCTGATGTCCTTGAAGACACTGTGTGGTTTTTAACCAGAAGGCTTATCGACGGGGAGAACTTAATCTATCTTGAAAGAATGACTCCTGAGTTTTTATCAAAAGAAGTTACTGATTCTTTCTTTGTTGACTGTGGATTAGAGTATAGAGACCCAGGTTTTCCTATAACAACGATTACCGGGTTAGACCATCTTGAAGGAAGGACAGTTTCAATACTTGCAGATGGGGCAGTACGCCCAGACCAAGTAGTATTAGA